AGCATCGCCATTCGTCACGCTATCCACGACGCCAACGGCACAATGCACCTGTTCCTCTTGGAGACGATGCGACACGAGGAAAGAAAACGGGCCGCCTCCCTTATAGATTGGTGCGACCAGTACCGAAACGACAGAGGCTGCCCGCCAACCTCACACGGCTGCAACGCCTGCATCGCAAAGCACGAGATTTTAGGCCACACCTGGGAGAGAGGAACGGGATGGATCGTCAAGTGACCACGGAGAAGCCCCAAAAATCACGCCCTCGCCCTCGACGTTGCAACTGGTGCGGCAAGTCCTTCGCCTTGAAGGACTTGATCGAGAAGATCGGAAAACAGGCGGACGCCCTGTTCATGCACTCCCGCTGTACCAAGCGGTACGAGGAGGGGCGGACGGGCGCATGACTTGGCGCACACAAGAGCTAGTCGTCGAGACTGCTGCCGCAGCCGCGGTGCTGGGGTTCGTGGTCGGATGGGCAGCACGAGCATGGCTTTAGATCCGCTCCTCGTCGCCGTGCTTGACGCAGCGGCAAAGCCCGGCGGCCCATGGACGACCTATGCAATATGGGAACGACTGCCGCCCATCGGCGGGCACTCCGCGGGCCTCACGCACGCGAGGAAAGGGCTAGAGATTCTCGCCAGGATGGATCACGTCATCGACGAGGCGGGGGAATGGATGATCACCAGCGCAGGACAGCGAGCGCTACGGGAGACGGAGTGAACGACGACGCCGAGGCTGTCAAAGCGCACTTTGCGGGACTCTCTCCCCTCTCAAAGGGGAAGCGCGCCCAGGGAATAGCCCGTGACATGCGATGGAGACGGCAGGGCGTTAGCGTCCGCGTGGCGGGAGCGGCGAGGGTATGGGATGAGCGAAGAGCGATCCAAGCGCTGAAGTGGCTAGAGCGAGACGGCTATCTCGTGTCTGTTTCGACGGCAGGCGGGACTCGCTGGAAGGTGCGGCGGTGATCCGGCTTATCCTGGGCGACTGTCTCGACGTGTTGCGCTCGATGCCGACTGCGAGCGTCGACGCGATCATCGCCGACCCACCCGCGGGCATCTCGTTCATGGGCAAGACGTGGGACGGCGACAAGGGCGGACGGGATCAGTGGGTCGCTTGGCTGACCGAGGTCATGGCCGAGTGTCTTCGAGTCGTCAAGCCGGGCGGTCATGCGCTGGTCTGGGCGCTGCCTCGAACGTCGCACTGGACAGGCTGGGCTCTTGAGTCTGCCGGGTGGCAGATCAGGGACCGGATCGCCCACCAGTTCTACACCGGGTTCCCGAAGTCTCTCGACGTATCGAAGGCCCTTGATCAGCACCTCGGCAAGTTTGACGAGCGAGAGGTGGTGGGGATCGGCACGAGGCAGGCACTCAAGCCCGGCCCGTCATCGTTCGTGGGAGAGTTTCTGGGCGAACGTCCGCTGACAACGGTCACCGCTCCAGCCACGCCCGAGGCCGCCGCGTGGCAAGGCTACGGCACGGCGCTCAAGCCCGCCATCGAGGACTGGTGGCTGTGTCGAGCACCGCTGTCGGAGAAGACGGTCGCCGCCAACGTGCTGCGGTGGGGGACGGGCGGGTTGAACATCGACGCGTGCCGCTACGCTCCCGGCGATCCGGCGTGGCCGGGGCCCGATAGCGGGAACATCGGGACGGCCTGCTCTCACTTTCCAGACCCGTGCCCTGGTCACCCGACGAAGACGGCGCTCCGCACGACGTACCACGTCCAGTCGGATCGACCAGATGGCCGATGGCCCGCCAACGTCTATGCCTGCGCGAAACCGAGCCGCAGCGAGAGAGAGGCGGGCTTGACAGCGGAGAAACTGTTGTGCCACTGTGAAGCATGGGCAAGCGAGGACCAGCAAGCAGCCATCCCAGCGGATTCGGGCACACGACCAGCAAGGGCTACCACCGGGTCTGGGTCGCCGCCGAGCGCCGCGGCCGATTCGTGCATGACCTCGTCTGGGAAGAACACAAAGGTCCCATCCCCGCAGGATTCCGAGTCCACCACGACAACGAAGACAAGCAGGACAACCGGATCGGAAATCTGCGTCTCGTCGACGCCCTCACGCACAAGCGGATCCACTCCGGCTGCGAGTTGCGGGGTGGCGTCTGGTGGAAGCCCTGCGGCGTCTGCGGCGAGTTCAAGCCCGTCGACCGAGACCACTGGTACCTGTCTCCCGAAGGATGGCCGCTCTACGGCCGATGTCGTCCCTGCCACATCCAACGGACAGTGGACGACAAGCGGAAGCGGAAGGCTCGTCTGCGTGCACTGCGGCGGGTGGAAGGAACTTCCGACCGGGGCTGACGCGGTAGGCCGAAAGGCTGACAGTGACGGGCTGAAGTGTTCCGCGAGGGCGGGCGCTGGGGCAAGCCGGGGCAATCGCCAGGTCCTCGGGATCCATCCGACCGTCAAGCCCCTCGCCCTCATGCGCTGGCTCGTTCGGCTCGTCACGCCCCCAGGCGGCACCGTCGTCGACCCGTTCTGCGGGAGCGGCACGACCATCATGGCCGCCGTGCTGGAGGGCTTCGACGCCATCGGTATCGAGCGCGAACCCGACTACGCCCGCATCGCCGAGGCCCGGATCGCGTGGGCGGTGGACGAGCGCAACCGGGAGACGGCCCAAGCGGATCTGTTCAAGCCGCCCGAGAAGCCTGCCGAGCCGGTGAAGGGCAAGCAGTCGGACCTCTTCGGAGCAGCACCGGCCGTGCCCGTCACGCTGGAGTTGTTTGATGATGAGTGATCAAATTGCAAGCATGCTCGTTGAGCACGGCGCTATGGGCCTCTTCGCCTTGTACCTCGTATGGCAGAGACGCCTCGACGCATCCAGGCTGGACGCTACGGTTGCCGGGCTCACCGACCGGGCCGACGCCGAGGAGACCAAACTGCGAGACCGCTATGACGCCGTCGTGGCGAAGCTCGACTCGGAGAGGACCACGCTACAAACCGACATCGGCGGGAAAGTCGATCGGTTGCTCATGATCATGGAGCTCGGCAAGCCAACCGTCGTACAGCAACCGTCCGTGACACAGATCAGCAAGGCGATCTCCGCGGCGCTCAAGGATGACGAGGAGTGAGCCAAGCCAGCAACCTACAACTCTGCGACCAATGCCGGCGCATCCTCGCCGGGATCATCTTCGTAACGAATCAAGGCCGATTCTGCGCGCTCGCGTGCAAACTGGAGCACGATCGAAAGCGGGAGAAACCTCCGCCCTCCATGCTATTCTGACCCGCACACCAGGGGAACCGATGAGCACCGATATCCTCGACAGCATCCGAGCCCTAGGTTGGGCATACAAGGTGAAGCACCGCGAAGCATGGATCGCTCCGTGCCCCTTCTGCGATGACGGCGCCGCCAACCCCGAGAGGCAAATGCGCGCCTGCCGCGGCTTTGCCGTCAATCTCGACCACGGCGGATTCCACTGTTTCGCCTGCGGGGAGTCCGGGTCGGTGCTCAAGATCGCAGGGGTCAAGCGACCGCCCGACGACAGAGGGCAAACGAGCGACCGCTACGAGCCACGTCCGGCAAAGCCCGTAGGCGAGATCCCGCCGCTCCGCTTCTATCGATCGCAATGGAATCGGCACCCGGCGGGCGTCGAGTACGCCAAGGCCCGAGGATTCAACCGCGAGTCAATCCTTGCATGGGGACTCGGATGGGACGGCGCGCGGGACGCGCTCGCCATTCCTACCATCGACAGCAAGGGCACCGTCCGATGCTGGAAGTTTCGAATGAGGAACCCCGGATCCGGCCCGAAGTACAACCGCACGGCAGGCGCGCCCTCCCTTCTGCATGGCGTCAATCTGCTCCCGCCGTCGCCTCCGTTTCCTCCGGTCACCGTCACCGAGGGCGAACTCGACGCGATCGCACTCTGGCAATATGGCATCAGGCCCGTCGTGAGCATTCCGAGCGGCGCAACGGCACGATGGCAGCCGAGTTGGGTCAAGGCCCTCGAACCGTTCGGCCAAGTCTTCCTAGCCTACGACGACGACGACAAGGGCAACGAAGGGGTCCAGGTCGCCGTGGAGGCCCTCGGCGTTAGTCGGTGCAAGCGGGTGGCCCTGCCTCGGAAGGACGCCTCACAATGCCTGGAGGACGGCATCACGAAGGCCGAGATCCGGCAGGCATTCGACGAGGCGAGACCCGCCTGGGTACCCGAGCACATCATAGGATCGGAAGAGATCCACGCCTCCGCCATCGAATGGCTCACCCGCGAAGAGACGCTCACCAAGGTCTCCACCGGGATCCATGAGCTAGATCACGCCATCGGCGGAGGGCTTGCACCCGGCGAACTCACTTTGATCTACGGAGCGACCGCCCACGGAAAGAGCACACTCGCCCTGTCGATTCTGGTCAACGCTCTGATGAACGGCACCAAGTGCCTCTCGGCCTCGTTCGAGTACATCGAGGCGCACCACTGGCGGCTCATCGCAGGCCAACGGATCGATAAGCGGGGTTTCTCCGTGACCGCCGACGATCTGCGTCAGGCCGATTGGCTCCCCGGAGTCCTCGGCCTCTCTGTGATGCGGAGCACCGTCGACTATAGCGAGGACGACATTGCCGAGACTCTCCGCTGGGCAAGTGCCGAAGGGATCCGTCTCGCCGTCTTCGACCCGCTGGATCACCTCGTTCCAGACGATGCCCAGACGCGAGACTATTACGGCGACGTAGCACGAACCGTCCGCCGCCTGCGCGATGTCATCGTGCCGCTGGATCTTCACGTGATCGTGGTCTGCCCCGTCTCAAAGACAGGCGACCTCGCCGGACGGAACACGCTCAAGCACGATGCCTGGAACCTCATCCACATCGAGAGAGACACCGACGAGGACGATCCCAGCAAGCGCACCCGCTCCGTCACCGTCACCGTCGAGAAAGCAAGGCGGACCGGAGTTATTGGCCGCAATCTCGATCTTCTCTACCTGATGCAGTCGGCTCGGATCGTCCAGCCAGAAGACGTGAGTTTCAGCGCTCCGTTTTAGACCGTCCGATCCGGCGGGTGTTCGCAAAGGCTAGCCACGCACCGCAGCTGCTCCGGCGGCCCGGACCGGACGGCGCCACCTTATAGCACAACGACGGCAAAGGCAGGACCCGCTAGCCGGGCGATGAGGAGGAGTGCGGAGGCAGGAAGTCGAACGCCCCGGCCATTACAACAGGCGCGGGGCGTTCGGGGGGAACCTCGCCGTCACCAGCGAAGATGAGCGAATGAACGCTCGCACATAAGCGGGCCACGGTCAACAGCAAGCCATGCCGCGCCCCGGAACGCATGCAGCCATAGGCGTTTCCGCTGGTTGCATTTATTTTGAAATAATCCCTTGCACTATCGGACGCCATGTCCGATACTAGGGGCATGGCAAGGAACCACAACACGGAGAACACGATGAGCAACGCAACGAACGACGTCACCTACCTGGTCATCCCTTGTTTCACCTGCGGCAACCCCGACTGCGACGCGCCGGACACGGTGACGATCTCGGAGGCCGAGGCGCGGGACCACCATCCTGCCGATGTCCACCGGGACGACGAGGGTCGGCCCTTCCTCTACGTCAATTGCTACGGCGTGGTTGAGTAGCCGAGCGCAGGCAAAGGAGCACACGATGAGCACCACATACGAACCGAACGTCACGATCGATCCTTGCCCCGTGTGCGGGACGCCCATCGTCCAGCGTGGAGGCCGAGGCCGACCTAAGGAGTTCTGCTCCGCGGACTGCCGCCAGATCAAATACGCACTCTGCACCCTGCTGGAGCAGGTTGACGGTCTGGTCGAGCGATGCCAGCCAGAATCCGCCTCACAGATCAAAGGAGAGCTATGGCGGCTCGGCAATCTGTTCAACCGGGTAGCCGGAGGACGGCAGCGGAAGTCGAGGGCCTAGAATATAGGTCCCTGAGGGTAGCCCCTCATTTTGAAATAAACCCTTGACTCTGAGGACGCCATGTCCGATACTAGGGGCATGGCAAGGGACACCGCAACCGAACTTCAACGAACCCGGAAAGGGGAACCGATGACCCATCATGACACCATGCTTGCCGCCTTCAACGTAGTCGACCCGACCCGCTCGGCCTTCGGAATCTATCCCGCGCTGGACTGGAAAGCGCCGATCGCTCTTTCCGGCTCGCATGGTGCCCTCGAGTACGTCTGCAAGCACCACAAGGTGACGCTGTCTGATGTGCTGGAGTCGGTGGAATACTTCACCGCCACGGCCGCGGTTGTCATCGAGGAAGGTGAATTGTTGCACATCCGGGCGCCTGGCTACCGAGCGGGACCTGCGGGAGATCACTAGCCGAGCGCTCGGCTCCGCTCCACCCCGTAGCCCCTCGCTGGGCACGGGGTTGGGGTGGTGAGAGACGACACCCACAAGGAGACCACAACCATGCTAACCACCACTGTCACCATCTGCCACAACAACCGGGGGGGGATGGAGATCCACAAGCCACGGTGCCGGGACATCGCCCGCAAGGGAATGGATG